AGTGTTTGATAGCATTTTGTTAAATAAACTTGAAGGTTTCTTTTCTGACTTAGGGTGGTCTTTAGATTTGAATCCCCATCTAAATTCATTATCTTCATTTGAAATTTAAAATATATGATACACAAAAATAAGTTACTAAGTTTTATCTCTAAGTATTATCTTAATGGTTTAAATAACCAAGTTAAATGGAGAATTAAAGACAGTAAACTAATAGTTTACGGGGGAACAGCAGGTAGAGTTTGTAGAGTTGAACTAGACAATTTTCCACTAGAGGATGGAGAACTAGGGATATTTGATACTCACAAACTAAGTAAGTTAGTTTCAATCACTAGTGGTGAATTGATGATTTTAACTGAAAAAATTAAATCTATATTTACTAAACTACACCTTCAGGATGCAAATTTTAACTTAACGTATTCTTTAGCTGATGTTTTAATCTTAGGAAAAAATACCTACTACAATGATCCTGAAAAATGGATTGTAGAAATTGATTTAGCAACTGAAGATGTTGATAATTTAATTAAGGCTAAAAATGCGTTAGCTGACGTAGATAACATGCTAATTGCCACTAACAAGGATTTAGACGGCAATTATACGTGTGAATTTATCTTTGGAGATAACACGGGATTCTCAAATAAAATCACGTACCAAATTATGTTAGGTTCAAACCCAATTGAAGAATTTCAAATACCGTTTGATTCTAATGTTTTAAGAGATATTTTATCTGCTAACAAAGATCAAGACAGATGCACACTAAAGCTATCTCCTGAAGGTATCTTGAAACTAAACTTCTACTCAGATGATCTAAATAGTGAATACTTTGTAGCAAGGAATGAATAACTTGGCTCCTTACAATATCTTTATTATATTCACGTTGTACTTAAAAATAAGTTATAATGATTCGAAAACGAAAAACAAATCAAACTCTTACGGATTCAAAACTAGATCCCTTTTTCATTACTGTAGACGACTATTGTTTTACAATAAAAGAAAAAGTAACTCCAGATATTACCCACTTTAAATCAAATGGTGGAACTAAAGTATATGAACGATCTTTATTCTATTATCCTAGCTTAGATACAGCTTTAGTTAAAATTTCTGAATTAAAGGCAGGTATGGGAGATTTTAACTCTATGGATGAATATTTAAAAAATTATGAAACTATTAAAAACGAAATAAAAGAATACACACATGAACTTAGAAGCATTATTTGATGCCGTTATAGTTAAACCACAGGAAACTGAGGAAACTACATTTGGAAACATCATTGTACCAGATTTGGGCAAAGAAAAAAACGAAACCGCTATTGTTGTAGCTGTAGGACCAGGTAAGTATTCAGTTACAGGTAATTTTATCCCTAGTACTGTAAAGGTAGGAGATATAGTAGTATTGCCTACTATGGGATTTACAAAATTCCCATTTGATAACGAAGAATATTATGTAGGACCAGAAAGTCAAATTTTAGCAAGAATTAAAACCGAAGGATAATGGGAAAAGAAATAAATTTTGGAAACACAGCTCGTACAGAGCTAATGAAAGGAATTGATGTTTTAGCAGATGCGGTTGTAACTACTTTAGGTCCTAATGGACGAAATGTTGTAATCGCTAATAATGGTATTCCACAATCTACTAAAGATGGTGTTACTGTAGCTAAATCTATTACTCTTAAAAATCCTACTCAAGAAGTAGGTGTACAACTAGTTAAACAAGCTGCTATTAAAACCGCAGAAAAAGCAGGAGATGGTACAACTACCTCTACTCTTTTAGCTAGAGAAATGGTTAGAGCAGGTTTGCAAGCTCTAAACAATGGAGAAAATGCTGTTGAAATCAAAAGAGAAATTGATAAAGCAGTTGATACTATTGTAAGAAATCTAAGAGAAAACATCTCCGAAGACATTTCCTCTGAAGAACAACTAGAACAAATTGCTACTATTTCCTCTAACAACGATCCAGAAACTGGAAAATTGATTGCAACTGCAATTGAAAAAGTAGGTATGGAAGGAGTAGTTCACATTGAAGAATCTAGAACTGGAGAAACATATCTTGAAACTGTAGAAGGTATGCAGTTTGACAGAGGATATAAATCCCCATACTTTGTAACTAATAACAGCAACATGACTGCAGTTTTAGAAAATGCTGTAGTGTTGATTGCAGATCAAAAGTTTACACAAGTAAAAGAATTGTTACCTATTCTAGAGGCAGTGTCTTCACAAGGTAAATCACTTTTGATTATTGCTGAAGATGTAGATGGTGAAGCATTAGCTACCCTTATTGTAAACAAAATGAGAGGTATTATGAAAGTATGTGCTGTTAAAGCACCTGACTTTGGAGATAGAAGAAAATTAATTTTAGAAGACATAGCCATCACAACTGGAGGTCAAGTATTTTCTAAAGAAAAAGGAATGAAACTTGAGAAATTCAGTTGGGACTGGTTCGGAGAAGCAAGAACAATTACTATAGATAAAGAAACAACCACGATTGTCGATGGAAAAGGAAGAACTGAATCAATTGAAGCACGTATTGAAGAATTACAACAACAAATCAACAAAGCACAAACCCCGTTTGAAATTGAAAAACTCCAAGAAAGACTGGCAAAATTCGTCGGAGGAGTAGCTATTATTCACGTAGGTGGAGCTACTGAAACCGAAATGAAGGAACTTAAGGATAGGGTAGATGATGCACTCCACGCAACAAAAGCCGCTATTGAAGAAGGTATTGTACCAGGTGGTGGAGCTGCTCTATGGTATGCACGAGAAGCTCTTATGTACCCTAGTACAACAGGAGCAAAAATTGTTTATAAAGCATGTGGTAAACCATTTGAACAAATTCTAGTAAACGCTGGATTTAGTTCAACTGAAGCCCAAATGGTTGGTTTACAACTTGATCCTTCTAATACCTGGTTAGGCTATAACATTAAGGAAGAAAAATGTGTAGACATGAAAGAAGCAGGTATTATTGATCCTACTAAAGTAACTAGAACAGCTTTACAAAATGCAGCCTCTGTTGCAGGTACTATTCTCTTAACTGAATGTACAGTTGTAGACGAACCAGAAGAAGAAAAGTCAAACCATATGGACCCTATGATGGGTATGATGTAAGTTATGGAAAAAAAGGTTGTTGAAAAAAACATCAGAATCGCTCGGAGAATGCCTCCGGGCGATAGATGGAAAATAGAATTAGAGGAAGGTTATACAATAATGGCTACTTTTACGGATGCTCAGAAGGAAAAAATTCATAGTTCTTTAACTGAAGTTTTAGAAGCCTATATGACATTAACGGGTTGGAAAGGTGAATATAAGCTTGCCCCCCTTAAAGGAGAGTTGTATATTATACAAAGTGAAGAACACGAAATAATCCCTGTACCTGAAAAGAAATACTCTATTTATGGCGAGTACTAAAGAACATACTTTATTTGTAGAAAAATATCGTCCTTCTAAACTAGAAAATTATGTGGGTAATGAGCATCTCAAATCCACAATTTCTAAATACTTGGAGCAAAACGATATTCAAAATCTTATATTTTATGGTCAAGCAGGTGGTGGTAAAACAACCTTAGCTAAATTAATCGTTCAAAATCTAAATTGTGATTACCTATACATCAATGCTTCAGATGAAAGAGGTATTGAAACAATACGAGACAAAGTATCAGGGTTTGCGAGTGTTGCTTCTTTTAAACCACTAAAAGTGGTTATATTGGATGAGGCAGATTTCTTAACCATTAACGCTCAAGCCTCACTTCGCAATGTAATTGAAACATTCTCTCGTACTACACGTTTTATAATGACTTGTAACTTTGTAGAGCGCATTATAGATCCTTTACAATCAAGGTGTCAGGTAATTAAAATTGTGCCTCCATCTAAGGGTGAAGTAGCTGCTCATATTGCAGGCATTATGGAGAAAGAAGGTGTTTCATTTGAACGTGAAGACCTAAAAACTATTGTAAACCAATTCTATCCTGATTTACGTAAATGTCTTAATACCATTCAGTTATCAATTGTACATGATAAAGTAAAAGGTGAAGACGATAAATGGCTTAGAATAGATAAATCAATACTTGTATCCTCTAACTACATAGATAAAGTAATTGATGAATTAAAAAAACCAAAACCATATTTTAACAACATTCGACAAACGATTGCGGATTCAAATGTGGAAGATTTTGATGAATTATTTAGAGCATTATACGAAAAAGCTTCCGAATATTTACCTAATAAGGAAGGAACAGTAGCTATGCTAGTAAATGATCACCAATACAAAGCTAATTTTCGTATTGATAAGGAAATTAACGTTATGAGTTTAATACAAAATCTAATAAACAACAAATAAAAATGGAACAACCACAACTTAACATTGACCTAAAAAACACCACAGGAATTCAGAATTCTGAAGGTGGGAGTGTATTTCAACAAGGTCTTATCCTAAGAAAAATCTCTAAATTCATTGCAGGTACACCTGAAGATGCAATTCTTCCAATCCCTGTATTTTACGATCCTCATACATTCAAAATCTTTGGAGAAGCATTGCCTAAAGAATTGCGTGAAGAACTTAAAGACGAAAGTATTTAATGAAAAATGTTTTTGATTGGTTAAAGGAAATCAATTCTACTAAATCCCATCCTGATACATTTACCAATCAGGATTGGGATATTTGGAATTCTTACATGGTACATCGATTCCTAAGTATGAACCCAGACTACATAGAATTGGTAAATGAAGTTCAAGCATTACCCCCATCCAACAAAAAACAAATATATTCAATTTATAGAGAATATATTCCTAAAAATAACAAATGGTCTAAGTATGTTAAATCTAGCAGTAAAGAATTTGATAAAGATCTAATCTTACAACTAAAAAAACATTTTAACGTTTCTATTCGAGAGATAAAAGACTATTTAAAGATCTTAGATAAAAAAGAAATACAAAGTATTTTAAATAAACAAGGTTTAGAAGAAAAAGAAATTAAAAAATTATTAAAATGAAACCAGAATTGTACGACATGCTCCTTACCCAAGCAATGGCCGAAAGAAGCAAAGCAATGTTAACTCTTAATCTATTATCTGAACATCCTGCAGGTATTGGAGACCATTCAACTAAAGATTTTTATAGTAATGCTGAAGAAGCTCTAGCTATGTTGGTGGATGCAGATGATAAAATTGAAGCATTGCAAAAATATTTCAAAACCAAATCTGTAATCTAATGAGCGATTCTATAACTGCTTACTATGATAGAGAAAAAGATAGACAGGACAAATATGTTCAGTCTGTAAAAGAAAAATTTGAACAGCGTTCACAAACTGGAATTAAAAAATACAATACTACTCTAGAAAGAGAAGATCTAGATTTTCTAGACTGGTTAAACCACCTCCAGGAAGAACTAATGGATGCTACTTTATACATAGAAAAACTAAAAGATTTTGCCCAAAAAACTACCTAAAATAGTTAAAGAAATTCAAAAAGCTACTCCACCACCTGTGAACTATGCTTACCAAAAAGGAATTTCTTTTTCTCAATTAACCATATTCAACAACTGTCCCCACAGATGGAAATTACAGTATAAGGATAGAATTAAAGTATTTACTTCCTCTATCCATACTGTATTTGGTACTGCAATGCACGAGGCTATCCAAAAATATTTGGATGTAATGTATGCTAGCAGCGGGGCTGAAGCTGACAGACTAGACCTAATAGAAATATTTCAGGAAAAGTTTGTTGGGGAATATAAAGCTCAATACACATCAAATAATAAACAACATTTTTCCTCAGCAGAGGAAATGAGAGAATTTTTTGATGATGGAGTAGAAATTCTAAACTGGTTAAAGAAAAAACGAAACAAGTATTTTTCTAGAAGAGGATGGTATCTAGTAGGTTGTGAAATACCCATCGTAATTCAGCCAAATAAAATGTATAATAACGTATTATACAATGGATTTTTGGATGTTGTGATGTACCACGAACCAACTAATACATTTAAAATTCTCGACATAAAAACAAGTACTAGTGGATGGAGAGATAAGGAAAAGAAGGACGAAAACAAACAATTCCAACTAATACTATACAAACATTTCTTTTCAGAACAATACAATGTCCCTATTGATAATATTGAAGTAGAATTCTTTATTGTTAAACGGAAAGTAATGGATTGGGACGATGAGAAAATTTTATCCCCACATCAAGCTTACAGAGTACAAACATTTATTCCTGCTAGTGGGAAAATTAAAATAACTAAGGCTAAAGAAGCTTTAAATAACTTTATAAAAAAATGTTTTAATACCTCTGGAGAGATAAGGGAGGAGGAATACCCAAAAGTTGTAAGTAAATGGAATTGTTTGTATTGTCCCTTTAAAGAAGATAAAGATAACTGCGGAGAAGGCATTATTTTCTAATCTTTAGTATATATTTATAATATATAAGTATATTAATATTCACTAAAACAATTATTTAAATTATGGCTAAAGACCTAACTTTAACAAGTGTAAAAATTCAAACTGATTTGTTTGAAAATTTTAAAATTGAGTGCGTAAAACGAAAATTTAGTTTTCAAAAACTTGCCGATCGGGCTATTTATTTGTATCTTACGGATGAAGATTTTCGTAAAAAAATCACAAACCAAAACCTCACCGAACTTTAAAAATAAAATATGAATAAAAGTTTTGATTATATCTCAAAGGATAAAAGAAAAAAAATCGTTTTAATTTGTGATGATATTAGAGTTCATTCTGGAGTAGCAACAGTTGCTAGAGAAATTGTTACACACACTTGTCATCACTTTAATTGGGTTAATATTGGGGGTGCTATTAACCACCCAGATAAAGGTAAAAAATTAGATCTAAGTGCAGATAGTAACAAAATAGCAGGAATTGAAGATTCATATGTTATGATGTATCCTACTAATGGATATGGTGATGCTGATTTTCTACGTCAGGTAATTAAAATTGAAAAACCTGATGCTATAATGCTAATTACAGACCCTAGATATTTTGTGTGGTTGTTTAATATTGAGCAAGAAATTAGAAAAAATATTCCAATTGCATATTTAAATATTTGGGATGACTATCCTGCTCCTATGTACAACAGACCTTACTATGAGGCTTGTGATTTGCTAATGGGAATTTCAAAACAAACCGTTAATATCAATCAACTAGTTTTAGGTGATAAAGGTAAAAACAAAGTATTTAGATATGTTCCCCATGGTTTAAATCACAATGTTTATAGACCAATAGAGGAAAATGATCCTGAATTAAAGAAATTTAAGAAGGAATTTTTTGGCAAGGACGATCCTGACTTTGTTCTATTCTTTAACTCTCGTAACATTAGAAGAAAACAAATCCCAGATGCAATGTTAGCATTTAGAGCATTTTTAGATAGTTTACCTAAAGAAAAAGCTGATAAATGCCAAATGGTACTACACACTGAAATTGTAAGTGAGCATGGTACGGATTTATCAAAAGTTAAAGAATACTTCTTTAATGAAAGTTATCCTAATGCCATTAAATTTTCTACTCAAAAACTATCTTCAATCCAACTTAATTATTTGTATAACATTGCAGATGCTCAAATATTATTAACTTCTAATGAAGGATGGGGTTTAACTATTACAGAGGCAATTTTAGCAGGTACTCCAATTATTGCTAATGTTACAGGCGGCATGCAAGACCAAATGAGATTTGAAGATAAAAATGGAAAATGGTTTACCCCTACTGCTGAATTCCCTTCAAACCACAATGGAACACTAACTAAACATGGTGAATGGGTATTCCCAGTTTTCCCAACCTCAAGATCAATCCAAGGCTCTCCTCAAACACCCTATATTTTTGACGATAGATGTAAATGGGAAGATGCAACTGAAAGAATTAAGGAACTTTATAACTTACCTAGAGCTGAGCGTAAAGCAAGAGGATTAAAAGGTAGAGAATGGGCAGTTGAAGAAGCAGGATTTACTTCAGAAAAACAAGCAGAACGAGTTATGGAAGCATTTAATGAGTTATTTTCTACTTGGAAACCTAAAGAAAAGTACGAGATTACCAATGCTACCGAGTACAAAGGAAAGTTTTTACCACATAAAATTTATTATTAATGAGCAAACCAGTTTTTGTAATTAGCAGCCCTTATGACACTTATTCAGGATATGGAGCTAGAGCTAGAGATATTATCCAAGCAATTTTAAATCTAGATAAATATGATGTAAAACTTTTACCACAAAGGTGGGGTAGTACAGCTTGGGGATTTTGTGAAGACAATCCTGAATGGAGCCATCTTCATCAATATAGATTAGATTCCCCTACTTTAAATTCCAAACCTGACATTTGGATGCAGATTACTATTCCAAACGAATTCCAACCAGTTGGAAAATATAATATTGGAGTAACAGCTGGAATTGAATCTAATTTATGTAAAGCCGAATGGATTGAGGGTTTAAATAGAATGAATTTAAATTGGGTTTCTTCTAATTTTGCTAAACAAACTTTTGAAAATAGTAAATTTGAAAAACGAAATACTCAAACTAACACGGTTGAGGGATATGTCCAACTAGAAAAACCAGTTGAGGTAGTATTTGAAGGGGCAAATTTAGATGTTTATAAACATATTGAACCTAAAGAAATCAAAACTATTAATTTAGATGAAATTAAAGAATCTTTTTGCTACTTATTTGTAGGTCATTGGATGGGTGGAGATTTTGGACATGATAGAAAAAATGTGTCTCTATTAGTTAAATCCTTTTATGAAGTATTCAAAGACAAACCCCAAAAACCAGCTTTAATTTTAAAAGCCTCAATTGGTATTGCCTCTTATATTAGCCGAGATGAAATTCTAGATAGAATCAAAATCATCAGAGAATCTGTAAATTCTACTAACTTACCTAACATTTATGTTCTAAACGGAGAATTTAGTGATGGTGAAATGAATGAATTATACAATCACCCTAAAGTAAAAGCCATGTTATCTTTTACCAAAGGAGAAGGATATGGCAGACCTTTACTAGAATTTAGTTTAACAGGTAAACCTATTATAGCCTCAGGATGGTCAGGCCATACCGATTTCTTAAAACAAAATCTAAGTACTTTAATCTCAGGAGAACTAGAAAATGTTCACCCTAGTGCGGCTAACGATTGGTTAATTAAAGAAAGTAAATGGTTCAAACCTAGTACAGTTGAGATTGGAAGACACCTAAAAGATTCATATGCTAAATACAAGCAATATGTTTTAGGAGGAAAACAACAAAAACAATACTCTAAAAGTAATTTTAGTTTTGAAAAAATGCAAGAACTAATTTCTACTATTTTAGAAAAAAATGTTCCTGAATTTCCAAAACAAGTAGAATTGGTGTTATCCAAAATTGAATTTCCAAAACTTAAAAAAATAGAATAATATGCAATATGATAATCTAACAGAATGTAGCAGGTGTGGGAGTGATGCCTGCTATATTCAAGAAATTACTCCTGAAGTAAAACTAGAATTTTGTTATGGATGTGGATTCCAGTCTCATTCATTAATGAAACCGGGAACTGAATTCTTTACTGAACAACTAGCTCTACTCCCAGATTTATACAAATCTTTACTAGAGGAAGAAGAAGATACAGGTAAAGTTTGGATGCCATCTTTTATCAATGTATCAGAAAAAGGAATGGTATTTGCAGATGGGACAGGTAGGGATAATTGGAGATGGGCAGGAGTAAAATCTGTACCTGTTTCTAAAGAAGAAAAGAAAAAATATAAAGATGCAAAGTATAGAGCAGACATGACTACAATAAAACACTTCGAAGAACGTGATTTTATGGAAGCTTTATCGTATATTGAGGTGTTACCTGAATAAAAAAAACATGCAAAGGTTTTTAGAAAAAATATCTTGGAAATTTAGAAGAATTAATATAGCTTTTTCCCTACTCCATATTGATTGGAGTGGGGCTTCAAGCTATTTTAGTTTTAGTATCTTCAAAATAGTATATAATCTTAGAGCTTACTCATTATTTGAAGTAGACTTATTATTACCAAATAAAACAACACATAAATATTTTCATGTATATTCTTGGGATTTTTTGTTCCTACGAGGATACTTGGGTATGTTAGCTGAAAAACTCTCTGATAGAGAGATTTGGAATAGAAATAAATTAACTAGTTGGGATAAGTTTAGATTAAAAATTTTAAATAAAATACTATGAAGATAAGTTATGCTATAACAGTTAAGGATGAGTTAATTGAGTTGGATAAACTTTTATTTAAACTTGAAAATCATAAAAGAGATAAGGACGAAATTGTAGTTGTGTATGATAGTGCAAATGGAGGAGAAAATGTAAACCAATACTTAAGAGCTAAAACAGTTAATCAAAGTTTTTTTAGATGGCATGCATTTGAATTCAAAAATGATTTCTCGGAATTAAAAAATTATTTAACTAAGCAATGTACAGGTGATTATATTTTTCAAATAGATGCCGACGAAATTCCAAATGAATATCTAATTTCTATATTGCCTACCATACTAGAGTCAAACCCTGAAACTGAAGTATATCTAACGCCAAGAGTTAACACTGTAGAAGGTATTACCCAAGACCATATCCAAAAATGGGGATGGAGAGTAGATGAAAAGGGATGGGTTAACTTCCCAGATTATCAATGGAGAATTTGGAAAAATAAACCTGAAATAAAGTGGA